AGTTGGCTGGATGCGCCCTTGCCGCTTGAGGGTGCCACAAGCAATACAGTGTCTCCGTTCGTGGTGCTTGACTAATAGCAGTTCTAAAATACTTTAGGCAATAGGAGGATATAGGTATGAAGACACACGGCAGAATCCATGAAATGCTACGGATTGACGCGGAAGCACTGCCAGCCAGCTCGGCTGCGGGGGCCACGTCCGGCATGTACGACATGGCCAACTATGACCAGGCCCTCATCTCGGTTGCGCTGGGGTTGCGGAACGCTTCTATCGGTACCATCTCCACGGTCATCCTTGACCTGATGGAAACCAGCGCAGTATCGGCAGCTCCCACGAGTGCGGCCGGTGGTGCTACCGGCATTCAGATTGGCAGTGCAGGGAACACGGCACATGCGGCGGCGGCGGGTATCAGGAGTCTGGTGTTCATGGCTGGTACGGGGTCCACTACCGGAGAGACGTTCCGGTTCGGACTGGGTTCGGACATCGTGACATTCACCTGGACCAGCATCACAAGCCTTACCAGCGTAAGCACGGCCTGGAACTCTACAATGTGTTACTTCGGCGCTGGGTCTGCTGTGGAGGGGTCTGCAAACACCGGCCCGCAGCTAGCCATAGACAGCATCCAGCGTGCGCTCAAGTCCACGGCTATTAGTATCGGTGGCAAGAATGTGTTTGAACTCAGCACCCCGGATACGCATTCTTTGGTGGTCCGGCTCAAGAACTCCAACCAGGGTAATATCATGTTTGCCAACACTGCGGCAACGGAAAGCATGGTTGCATGTCCGATGGAGATTGCTGCGGCATTCTCCATCCGCACGGACCAGCTTACCGCAACGGCAAACAAGCGTTTCATCGGTGTGAAAATGACCAGTGTGAACCAAGCATGTGCAGCGGCCGTGACGGTCATCAGGGCTGGAGGCCGGTATATGCCTTGTAGCCCGAAGGACTTTATCGGCACGTTGAAAGTGTCGTCCTAACAAGTAGCAAGGGTGCAGGTACGGGGCGGGGGATAGGCCCTCGCTCCCGTACCATTCGCCACAATAGGCACGGAGGTGTTATGGAACCAGCAGTGGTAATAGACGGCCAACCGCAAAAGAGCAAGGACAAGTTGTGCATCATTGGCTGTGCGGACTCTAGGAAACTGGCTCCTTTCCATGCAACAGACGAGTACGAGTTTTGGGGCGTGAACAACCTGTTTACCAGCACGGAGACGCGGCCTTTCACGAGATGGTTCGAGATTCATCAAATCTTGGAGAAAGACGGGAAGTGGGAGCGTAGGGGTCAGAGAGAGTTTCGAGGCTTGAAAATTGAGAGATACCTTGAGTACCTGGCTGCATTGGACATCCCGGTCTATATGCAGTTCAAAAACCCGCTGGTTCCGAAGTCGGTAGCATTTCCGTGGCAACAAATCGTCGAATGTTTGGGGAATTATTTGACAAACACCATCAGTTGGCAGATTGCACTGGCTATCTGTGATGGGTTTGAGGAGATACAGATTTACGGCGTGGACATGGCCGTGGATACTGAGTATCACCACCAACGTCCAAGCTGTGAGTATTTCCTGGGTGTGGCGGCCGGCAGAGGCATAAAGATATTTCTACCGGACACCTCAGACCTATTAAAAACCCGGTTTTTGTACGGAGTGCATGAGCACATGGAATTGCCGTTCAGAAACCGCATTAACGACATGCTTGTAAGTATGCACGCACAACGGGAGAAGGCACAGAAAGCCTTGTTGCTGGAGCAGAAGCGGTTGCACGAGTACACGGGCTGTATCAGTGCGGCGCGGGAGATAGACAAAATCTACAAAAACGTCACAGGAGGTTGATAAGCATGGCTCGCAAGCAACAGAAAGAGCCTGCTGCGGCCCCTGTGCCGGAAGGTCCGAAGCGGACCAGAGACAAGGTGTGTATCATCGGTTGCAGCGACTCTAAGTCCCTAGCACCTTTTCACCGACGAAACGAGTTTGAGTATTGGGGTGTGAATAACCTGTTCCTGACCATGCCCAACGCACCTTGGACACGATGGTTTGAGATTCATCACATCGAACACAAGGATGGCAAATGGCTACGCAGGGGGAGCGAAGAGTTCCGGGGCTTGCAGGTGAGTGCGTACCTGGACGGACTGTCGAAACTGCCCTGTCCGGTGTACATGCAACAGTCAAACGAGATAGTGAAAAACGCGGTCCCATATCCGTTGCAGGCAGTGCTGGACAGGTTCGGGACCTACTTTACGAACACCATCAGTTGGGAGATTGCATTGGCCGTGCTGGAGGGATTCAAGGCGATTCATGTCTACGGTGTGGATATGGCTGTGGACACTGAATATTACTGGCAACGGCCTTCCTGTGAGTATTTTTTAGGGCTGGCAAAAGGTGCAGGTATTGAGGTGTACATACCGGACACCTGTGATTTGGTCAAGACACGGTTTTTGTACGGATTTAACGAGCAGCAGGAGCTGGCATGGACAAACAAGGTAAACAGCACAAAACAGATAATCGAGGACAAACGTGCCAAAGCCTTGAAGGACGCACAGTTCCTACAGAAGCAGATTGACCAGTACACAGGGGCCCTGGTGGGTATCGAGGACCTGCACAAACGCTGGAAAAACGTAACTGGAGGCTAGTGAGGGAGGCATGAGTAGGGCATGGTTGCCCGGCTGGCACGGCCCGGTACAGACCGCGATGGAGATACCGCCCGAACGCCGAGGAGGCCGCAAACAGAAAAAACATTGGAAATGCCCCTACGGGCTGAGTAGCAAAGAATGTCCGTGTGAGTGGGAGACAGACGAATGTATGCGTTACAAATATCATCCATCAGCACGGCAGAGCCGGTTGAAATAGCCGACGTCAAGACGCACCTGAAAATACAGACCACTGCGGAAGACACACTCATTGACCTTTACATCACCGCAGCTAGGCAATCTTGTGAAAACCTCATCAAGCGCAGTCTGGTAGATACGCGGTGGGCATTGATGATTGATGATTTCTATTCGTCCAGAATTGAGCTGCCACGCCCGCCTTTATCCACTGTTGTCGCGGACATAACCGTTTCCTACCGCAAGACAGACGGCAACACCACCAACCTGTCCTCTACCTACTACACCATCGAGCATCGAGCAGAGCCGGGATTCCTGCGCCTGAATCATCAACTAAATTGGCCGAATAATGTACAGGACTCGGAAGGAGCCGTAACCATATCGTATAGGAGCGGGTACAGCTCGGTAACGGAGACCACGGCCTGCCCTGAGGGCATCAAACACTGGATAAAGATGCGGGTCGGACAGATGCTTGAATACCGAGAGTCCTTGACGGACGAAAGACCCGCACGAGTACAGGCTGATTTTGTAGATGGGTTGCTTGACCCATACAAGGTGATAAGCATCGCATGAAACTGAGAAGTGGCGCGCTAAACAGGCTGATTGACATACGGTCTCCGAGTACATGGACCCGGAGCACGGACGGACAGCCCATTATGACTTGGAGCACCATTGCTACTGGTGTATGGGCAGACCGTATCCCGTTGACTGCACGGGAGATGTTTCGGGCAGATGTACGGTGGGAAGAGGTGCGGACAAAGTTTGTCATACGTCATACGACCGTAGCGATAACGCCACAATGCCGATTGATAGACCTGGCAGACAGTTCGGCAGAGTACGACATCAAGGAAATCATAGACATCGACGACCAGCAGAAGGCTTATGAGCTGCTAGTGAGTAAAGTCACATGAATAAGATGGTTGATATCAAGACAAAGGGCCTGAAAGAGCTGGACCGGGAACTTGGGGCGCTTTCTCATAGATTGCAGGTCCAAGGCGCAAACGCCATGAATCGGTCCGGTGCAAATGTAATTTTGCGTGCAGCACGAAAAAAGTGTCCTGTAGAGACCGGCAACTTGAAAAAGTCTTTGACCGTAGTGCAGATGAAAAGTGCAAAAACCGGCTCGGCAGTACATTGGGTTACGCATACAACCGGCCGTGGGGTCAAGAACGACGGTTGGTACGCACACATAGTAGAGTTCGGCAACATCCACGGGCCTTACGATATACCAAAGCGTGGTCGGGCCACGAAGAAGCTGATGAGCGGCAAAGAGGGCACATTCGGTAGACGTATTGAAAGCAAGACCTGGCGAGCAAAGCCGTATATGCGCCCGGCTTTTTACGAAAATGAAGAAAAAGCCATTGACATGATGGCAGAGAACCTAGGCAAGTTCCTTGAACGAAAGAAAATGACAGGGGACGAAGGTGGCGATTGAATCACGCATGTATAACGCACTCACCACGAGCGTAACCCTGCGCGGGTATGTTGGGGACCGTATCTACCCCATCACCATGCGGCAAGGTACGGATTACCCGGCTGTGGTCTATAAGCGGGACAGCGGGGAGCGGATATGGAACATAACCGGGCAACCTCCACGAGCAAGTGTGCAGATGGCTCCTACGGCCAACTGCACGGACCCGGATAATGACCAGAACGTAACAACGGGGTGGGTTTCTTATGCTCACGCGCCTGACATGAGCGGCGTTTTGAACGGTGCAGTGCTGACGAGCGAGTCGGACGGAGCCGGAGGTTATTGTCTCCGTATTCTGGAAGCTGGGCTGAAATGGCCGTGGGCAAGATATGGAAACATACCGTTTATAAACGGCAGGACATATAAAATCTCCTATGAGGTACGGGCAGGAACAGCCAACCAGTACCGGGTGCATAGTTGGCATGATGGTGCTTTACGGCCTGTGGATTTAGTCCGAACTGCTACCGCCAACTGGGTACGGCATGACCTGTATTTTACGGCTACGGCAACATCTAATGGGACCCTGGCCGTGCAGAACCAGGCAGAAGCTGGAGACGGAACGTACCTTGAGTTTAACAATGTATCTCTGACTCCAGTGCCAGAGATTACCGAAAATGCTCATTTTGAAGTGTCCATATATGCCACGGCGGTTACGGCTCGCAGATTGACCAGCGATGCC